TTTCCCGTTGAAGGAACATTCAATTCATAAGATGGTACGGGAGGCTTTGGTAAAGGCATAATGATTCTAAAAAATATTATATCGTGAAATTATTTATCATCCAATATTTGGTCCTTGTTTTCCCCACTGATTGGTATAGTAAGTATACCATCTTTCATAATAAAAATTAGCACTTACTTTCACTAATTGAGTAGAACCATAAGATACTGGTATACTATCAATAGCATACGGAAATACTCCTTCGCATACGTATCTTACTGAAGGTCTACCTAATTCACTTTTATTTCCTTTTTCTGCTTTAAGAATACTTACCTGTAAAGTATACTCATCTAAGTAATTCAATCTAACTGATCTATTTCTATCTCTTTCTATTACATTATCTCTTTCTATTACATTATTTGGACCAGATTGAATAATTGTACGTTGACGGCCACGACTATCCTCTTCCACAAAAATAGAATCCATCCAAGATTGAATAAATTTTAATGGTGTCATATTGGCATCACAAATCCACGATATCGTTAGATCATTAAAAATTCTAGTGTGTGCGTAATTATAACTTCCAGATCCAGTATACATTCCATTAATTTGCCCTGTTCCAGCTTGAACACCAGGCAAAGAAACATCATCACACATTAAAGAAACATAATTAGCTGGGTTTCCTGAACCAATAGTATCTCCTCTTAAATCTGCAAAAGAAAATGGTCTAAATGTTCTTGATAATTCTTCAAAAACTTTACTCTTGATTGTTTTACTGCTTGATCTTTGATTTTCTTGAAAAGTCACTTTAAAAGTATTAGACGATGCTATGCCGCCTCCTTTTGCCAGTAAAGTTAATATGTCTCTTATTTTTACTGCCACTTATCTAAATACCTTTAAGTAGTTTTATATCTATATTTATGGCGTACTCTAAGAATGGACAGCAAAATGAAAAAATATCATCAGGGAAAATTTAAACCAAAAAATCCCACAAAGTATAAAGGAAATCCTTGTGAAATATATTATAGGTCTAGTTGGGAAAAAAAATTTATGATTTTTTGTGATAATAATAATAGTATTATAGAATATTCTAGCGAAGAAATAGTAATTCCTTATCGTTGCCCCTCTGATGGTAGAGTTCACAGATACTACCCAGATTTTTATATCAAAGTCAAAAGTAAAACAGGAAGTATCAGTAATTATTTAATAGAAGTAAAGCCAGAGAGACAAGTAGCTGGTCCAGTTGAAAACCCAAAAAGAAAAACTGCTGCTTGGAGAAGAGAAGTGCTTACCTACATAAAGAATCGTGCCAAGTGGGAAGCCGCAAAGGAATGGTGTGCTAATAGACAAATGGAATTTCTTATTCTTACCGAAGATCATTTAGGGGTGTGACAAATGGCAGGAAAAGGATTTAAAGAAAAAAATAAAAAATTAGGCAAATCAAACTATAAAACTATTTTCGAAAAATTACAAGAAAAATCTGAAGGACAATCTCACTCGTGGCAATGGTATAGGAAGACATTAAAAGCGATGGCAATGGATATTAAACAAAATCCAGATCATCTAGTAAGAGATGAAAAAAAAGATAGATTAGACGACAAAGAATCTCAAGATGAAAATAGATTAAGAAGATTTCCTAGACAAGGTAGATTATTTATTTTTGAATACAAAGCTACCACCAAATATCTACCATACTACGACGAATTTCCATTAGTATATGTATTATATGCTGCTCCAGAATATTTTATAGGGGCAAATTTACATTATATACATCCAAAGAAAAGGCCATTAATAATAGAAAAATTGAAAAATAATAGAGTTGATATTCCTCGCATATGTATCCATAAATATATTTTAGATAACGTAAACGGATTTCTTTTAGATCTTGCTTTACTTGAATGGGATACTGCCATAGCATTACCAATAGAGAATTTTGTTTCCCTCAAAGGAAAAACTTTAGTAGATTATAAAGCAAATGATGTATGGCAAGAAACTAACGAAAAATACAGTGATAAATTAAAAGCAAAGAGAATTATTAAAGGTTATGGTAAACCTTCAGATATAGAGGAAGTAAGTTAATGGCGACACCACCAACACCAACACCGACTGTACCTGCAGCAATTCCTGTTTCATTAAGATATCCAGGAGATTTAGCAGAAGAACATGCTGACTGGGTTAGTTTTGAATTTTTTACTTATTACGGAGCATTTAAAGCCACTGCTGCTGGAGTAGGTGATGCAGGTGATTTTAACGGATTTCTTGCCTCATATAACGAAATTGCGTTAGAAAGAGCTGCTGGTATGTCTCGTATAGCATTGTATATGCCAGAAGATATCAGCGCAAACTATGAAGGAAAATGGGGCGGAAGAGATTTTTCTCCTTTAGGTGCTGCAGCACTAAGATCAGCAGGACAAGGAATAAATCAAGCAAAAGATAAAGGTCAGATAGAGCAAATGGTAAAAACATTAGGAGCGGATTTAAATAGTATGAAAGGTGGATTACTGCCTTATCTAGCTGCGGCAGGTATCGCTGGTGCTATGAACGGACTACCAGGATTTGGAGGTAATGTAACCACAAATGATGTTCTTGCCTCAACTCAAGGTGTTATTTTAAATCCAAATACCGAAGTGTTGTATGGCGGACCACAATTAAGAACTTTTGGATTGACATTTAAATTACTTCCTAGAAATGCCGACGAATCAAGTATAATTAGAAATATTTGTAATACATTTAAAAAAGCACAACTAGCACGAGCAAGTACAAGGCATGGAGGAAATGCCAGAAATTTAATTGGAGTTCCAAATGTAGTAAGTGTTAAATTCATGCATAAAAACAATCAAAGCAAATGGATAACTCAATTTAAACATTGTGCGTTAGGCGGCGTTGATATCAATTATACTCCTGATGGAACATGGGCTACATACAGAACTGGAGCTCCAGTAGCAATAACACTTGGATTACAATTTACTGAACTCAAAACCTTGTATTCAGAAGAAATCACAGACGAAACCAATTACTAAAAATGTTATTTTCTAAAATTCCAAACATTGAATACGATAAGAAACCAAGAAGATTTCCTTTTTCGGAAACAGAATATGTATTAGCAAAAAATTTCTTTAGGAAATATGACATCAATGAAACAAATTTAAAATCTTCATTGTACTTCAATAAGTATACAATTACTGATACTGATCGCCCAGATTTAATATCAAATCAATTTTATGGTACTCCATCATACGATTGGTTAATTTTGATTACTAATAATATAATAAATCCTCTATTCGATTTGCCAATTAAAGAAAATGATTTATACGCATTTGTAGAAGACAAATATGATTCACCCGATCAAATTCATCATTATGAAACATTAAATGTAAAAAATAGTTTAGGAGAAATTCTACTCAAAGAAGGGTTATTTGTTGATTCTGTGTTTACAACAAAAACTCATAAATTTTATAATCGTAGCGATAAAACTTATTTTACTAAAATTGGATCAGAAATTTCGTTTCCTGTTTCATATTACGAGTATGAGAAAAAACTAAATGATGCTCGTAGAGAAATTTACATCTTGCGTCCAGAAGTCATTGAGAAGTTTGTTGCTCAATTCGAGAACGCTATAGAATATAAAGAATCTAAAGCGTATATTGACAGAACTAACAAGAAATCTGGGGTATAAACTTTTTTAGCCAAAAAATTGGGCGGTTTTTTTTGCCGCCCAAAATGGTTTTTAATATGTAATTTGGAAAATCAATCCTCTTCAGCAAGACGAGCGAAGTAACTGAGAGCATCATCTTCATCGCCAGTACTAACAGATGCTTTTGACGTGACAGGTTGTTTGCGAGGAGAAGAGGTAACGAACTCTTCATTCTCCTCATCGTTCATAGTATGTACTACATTAGAAGCACGAGCAGCGGCAGGAGTTTTTGTAATTCCCAACACTAAATTCAATCTCTCTTCCAACTCCTCATATGATTTGAAGTTATTAGCAGACACAAATGCCTGTAAAGGATGTGCTTTACTCCAGATAGTTTCAAGAGCAGAGTCATCAGGTAAAAGTGCCGAAGCAGCTGAAAACTCAGACTTATCATAGTTC